CAGATGCAACATTAAATGTAGATACTATTACAAGCGTTCAAAGAAATGGTTATCCTTGTAGAGAGATACCATTAGATGATTTAGTTTGGGCATCTGATTCTAGTAGTTTAAAAAAAGCAACAACAACACATCCTATTTATGTTATTTCTGATGGTAAGATTCAAATACAACCAGAACCAACAGTTGGACAAGAGGGTTACTATTACTATATAGATTATCTTAAAATAGATGATGATTCTGATTTAAGAAATGTAGTTATTAATTATGCTTGTTTTAAAGAGTTTGCAAAATTAATGATGGCAGATACTAGACAAGGAGATTTTAGTGCTAATAGTAGTAATATGGGAACAGAACATTGGATACGAACAGAAGAAGATAGCGAAATGTTAATGGCAAGGATTCAAACAATACAGGCTCAATTAGGAGAACGTACACACTTTGGTCAAATGTCTCAACAACATTATAACTTAGCATTAGCAGAAATAAAATCTTATATAGAAAATAACCCTAAAACATTAGCAACTGCGATGGCAATGCAAGGAGCAAAATAATGACAGTATTAGAATTAATGGAAAGAGCAGGTATTCAAAATGAAACACTTGCAATTGCATATATAAAAGATGCTCTTCATTTAATACAAAGTAATACAAAAGAAAAAATTAAAGTAAGTAAGCAAGATGTTTTAAATGCATCTGATAGTGATGATAATATTTACAGATTACCCGCTGATTTAATTGCAATAGAAAATGTAAGTATATTAGATACTAGTGATAGTAGATATAAAAGAATTAAAAGAATATCTAGTCAACCACATTACTTACTTGAGGATACATCACCATGAGTAGTTACGTAGATAAAGAATTTTTTTACTACTTAAGAGGTAGGGAACTTCTACTTTATAAATTATTAGGAAGTAGAAATAGAACTAGGATAACACAAACTGGTATACTACAATCTTATCATAATGAATTAATGTATCCAGATGAAGATATTGCAAATGGATTAAGAATAGAATATACTGCATTAAATGAACCATTTGTTGCAGAAGCATTAGAAACAACTAATGCTGTTAATAGTGGGATTACAATAAGTTTTCCAGCTGTTAATACTGTTAGTGATTCTGCTAGTGGATTTGGAAATTTTGATACTACAGATAAAATAAGAATCCAAGGTTCTACTAATAATGATGGTGATTACCAATTATCAAATTCAAGCGCAGGTTCTTTAACAATTAATTCTTCTGGTTTTACAGGCGAAGACGCAGGTCAAAGAATTACGATTACACAAATACCAAAAGAAGTAACATCTCCTGATAGCACATCTAGTATTAATGTTAATAAAATGTTATGTTTAGCAATAGTGGATTATGTAAAAGCAATGATTCATGAAGAAAGAGGAGAAATTGATAAAAAAGAATACTACATAAAAGAATTTTATAGTAAATTAGCAGACAATGAAAGCAATAAAAGAATAATATCTACTGCTTTCCCAATCTCTCCTTTTGCGGTGAGATAAAAATTTAAGTGCCTAAATGGCGGTGGAGGTGGAATAAATAAGGAGTAAGTTATGGCAGATAATTTACGAAAATATACGACTCAAGAGGTCCTAAATAAAGTATACACAGATTCCTCTGGTATTACAATAGGATTAAACTCACAAACTTCAAAAGAAACATTAAACGCAGTATTAGATAGTTCTAATAATAGGTTACAAGTAGCAATGGCAGGTGGTACAATATCTGGTGATGTTACTATATCGGGAGATTTAACTGTAACTGGAAGCAATACATATTCATATACAGAAGCACTTAGTGGGACTGGGACTGCAAAAGCTAATTTTGATATAATGACATTAACTAATACAGTTAATGCAGCAGATATGGATGGTACAGAAACATCAATATTATTTAATCAATATTATTATGATGGGACTACTCCAGCAGTAGCAGATTCAGGTAGAATAAGTATAGGTACTGAGACTGATTGGACATCAACTGCTAGTACTCAAGATTCTTATATGGCATTTGAAACAGCATTGGATGGTACAGTTGCTGAAAAAATGCGTATTACTTCAGCGGGACGCGTTGGTATTGGAACTACCTCACCAGATTCTGATAATATATTACATATAAAAAATACTTCAGGTGATAACCGAGGTATAATAATTGAAAATACTGTAGCTACTAGTTATGCAGAAATACATTTAAAAGCTAATAAAGAATTTAGAATAGGAACTGGTGGTAGTAGTACTCTTCCAACTAACCGATTTTACATATATGATGCTGGAGCAAATGCACATAGATTTGATATTGATACAAATGGAAATGTGGGAATTGGCACAACTGCGCCTGGAGATTACAATGCAGTAGCAAATAAATTAGTAGTTGCTAATACCAGTGGTAATTCAGGGATAACAATAGCATCGGGCACTACTAGCTATGGTGCTTTATATTTTGCAGATGGCACAAGTGGAACTGCTGAATATATGGGTGGTGTTGAATATAATCATAATGGTAATGTTATGAGAATTTTTGTAAATGGTGCAGTTAGTATTGAGTTAGATTCCACCTCTCGCATTAGTCTTAGTAATAATACTTCATTTGATAGTGGTACAAGTAATACAGTATTTGGAAAAAATATAGGTGTACATAGTGGTATTGATGCTGGTTCAAATTACAATGTTTTTATTGGAGAAGATGTTGCTAGTGATAATGCATTAGCTGATGCTACTAACAATGTCGTAATTGGATATCAAGCTGGTGAGGATTTAGCGAGTGCTGATAATTGTGTATTTATTGGGTATCAAGCAGGTTCACAGCATAGTCAATCTAGTGGAAGCACAGCAATCGGTTATAGGGCTATGTATAATAGTTCAGGTCTTGATAATTGGGGCAATACATTTATTGGTTTTGGAGCAGCAGCTGGTAATTGGACAACAGCAGCATCCAATGGGAATGTAGGTGTTGGATATCAAGTATTACATGGTGCATTGAACGATGCAGATTACAATGTTGCAGTTGGATATCAAGCAGGTTATAGTATGACAGAGGGAACTCAAAACACACTTCTTGGATATAAGGCAGGTGTGGCTTTAACAAGTGGTGTTAAAAATACAGCTATTGGAGGTAGTGCATTATTATCAGGTGTTAGTAATTCTCAAAATGTTGCTGTTGGATATCAGGCCTTAACTAATACAACTAGTGATAGTAATGTAGCTGTTGGAGAACAATCAGGTCTTTCTAATACGAGTGGAACATTTAATACCGCTGTTGGCAGGTCATCATTTTATTATAATCAAACTGGTAGTAATAATACTGCAATAGGATATAATGCACAACTAGGTGTAAGTGGTAATTCACATTCTAATAATACATCGGTTGGTTATAGGTCAATGGTTGGGATTACTACTGGAACTCAAAATACTGCATTAGGAAGGACATCATTACCAGCTTTAACAACTGGTGGTAATAATATAGGCATTGGATTTGACTCAGGATTACTAACAACTGAAGGTAATCACAATGTTTTTATTGGAACAGAATCAGGAGCAGCGAATACTACTGGTGATGAATTAATATTAATCGGGTATCGTGCTGGTTATGCCATAAATCACGCTAGTGATGCAGATGGAACAGTTGCGGTAGGATATCAAGCATTGACTGCTTTGACAAGCGGTAATAGCAATACTGCATTGGGAAATAGAGCGGGAGCAGCTAATACAACTGGGTATTATAATACATACTTAGGGTATGATGCTGGTTTATTATCTGATGTAGGATTGTTTAATACTGCTATTGGCGCACATACTTATAATGATGCTGTTGGAGATATGAGAAGTAATACAGTTGTTGGTGCAGTTGCTGGTGGATTTGCTAATGCAAGTTCTGATAATAATACAGTACTTGGAGCATGGGCATTAAGAAATGGTACTGGTGCGATAGATAATAATGTAGTAATTGGTAATGAAGCCTGTGATGGTCTAGGAGATAACAATCCAGCCATGAGTAAAAATGTATTTATTGGTTCTTTTTCAGGTAGTGGAACTTGGGGTACAAATGCTGTTTCATATAATACTGCTGTTGGATATGGCACTATGGGAAATCAGTTAGATGGCTCACTATATAATGTTGCATTAGGATACGCTGTTTTGGGAAGCCTTACTACTGGCGATAGCAATATTGCACTAGGTAGTTTTGCATTATATGATTTAGTTGATGGTTCAAATAATATTGCTATTGGTCATAGTTCAGGAGAAAATTTAACTTCTAGTAACTGTGTTCTAATTGGTCATCAAGCTGGAAATTTATTAACAACTGGAACTGATAATGTTATTATTGGATATGATGCAGATGTAGATGCTAATGATAGAGATGGATGTATTGTAATTGGTAAAGGATTAAGTTTAAATACAGCAAGTGATAATGTAGTAGAAATCGGTAACAATACTAATTCAATGACTTATGATTTAGATGGTGGTGACATAACTGTTACATCTGATGTAAGAACTAAAAAAGATATTAAAGATACAAAACTTGGATTAGAGTTTATTAATAAACTTAGACCTATTACATATAAAACAAAACCATCTTCTGAGTATCCAAAAGAATTTGGAGTTAAAGAACCATCTAAAAAATCAAGTGGAAAAACTTGGGATGGGTTAATTGCTCAAGAAGTTAAAGAAACAATGGATGAGATGAATGTTGAATTTAGTGGATGGGAAGAAGGTATAAACACTAAACAAAGATTAGCTTATGGCAAATTTGTAATGCCATTAATCAAAGCAGTTCAAGAGCTGTCTGCTGAAGTAAAACAACTCAAGAAACAATTAGAGGACAAGTAAATGAAAAACTATAAAGCAATGAAAGATGCTAAAAGCTGGTCTGTAAAGAAAGCTAAAGTTGTTACTAGAGAAGCTGTGTCTGAAGTCAAAGATGACGATGGCAAAGTAGTAAGAGAAGCAGTAGCTGAAGAAACAAAAGATGAATTACAGTTAGTTAAAAAACAATTTGATGCATCTACTGGTAAAGCAATGGATGATTTAGTGGTGTCTTGCGAATTAAATGCATTAGCTAATGATATTACTAGAATGAAATCTCAAATTGCAGATATGCAAAGTGAATTAGCTGATATGGAATTACTAGAAAAAGACTTAAAAGCACTTTAAACA